GTTTGATGCTGAGTGTCCATAAGTATCTGGAGCCATCATCATTTGATAAAGAACTTGATCGGGTGCTTCTCGTTGAGACCTAACAAATTTTCTAAGACTATTTAGGTCTGTACTTTCATTATACACTTTGCCTTTTACTTTACTGTCTTTAAAATTTTCAGTTAAATCACTCAATCTCATTACACGGGTTCCTTTGGCGGCCTTTGAAATTTATATCCAGCACTTGGATTGTCTTTTGCTGTGGGCTTTTGTAATCTAGGTTCTCTTGGGTCGTCTACGTTGTATTTTGTGTCATACTCTCTACTTGGTAGATTTCGTCTCCAATCTGGATCCTGATTTAATTGGCCCTTATAATATGTCATAATGTCTTGAAATACTTCGTCATTATCTAATGCCCAGTCAACTGCTGGGTCAAATGGATCATCTGCCAGTTTTTCTAAAGATTTATTATACTTCTGCAAGAACGGTTTTGCTAGAGCTGCAATTTCATCGTCAGTCATTGATCCAATTCCTGGATTGCCTTTTTGCATATATGTTGGTTGTCCAGTTCCTTTTCTATTGTAATAATCAATGTCTGCTTCTTTAAATGCTGTATCAGCATGTTTTTTAGCACTTGCACCATCAGGATGTTTAGGATTAATACCAACAACTTCGCCGTTTATTAGATCACTTATATTAGCAGCTTTACCAATTTTGTCAAGTAACTGATGTAATTTATCATTAGGGTCATAGTTGCCACTTTCATAACCACTCTTGCCACGTACTTCAGTACGCTTACCTGTATCGTTGTCTGTAATATGTAAAACGTACATATCCGCATCACGTTCCAGTTGTAGTTTGTAACCTTCAAGCATAATGCTATTAGTAGAGTTTGATCTATACTTTTGTATATGTTCAATAAGTTCTGCTTTTGCCTGTTCAAAACTTTCACGCTTCATTAATGGTAAACTAAACCAATGTTTAAACCACTCTTCGCTACCAGGACGTAGTTTCTTTTTACGAGCTGATTTGCCACGCTCTGTTCCAGTAACACTTATATTTTCGTTTACTGGATTATATATTTTTTCCAGTGCATCTATCGTACGCTGTGGATTTCTGTCTGTATGTTTAACTGCAATACCGCCTTGCGCTTCCCAATTTTTAATATATTTCCCATGGTCGTCAATCAATACGTTTGCATTACCGCCTGTTGTGGCATATTTTGCTTTGTTAGTAGTAAAAATTTCCTTTTCAGCACCTGGGTTATGCTTTGCTAACCAAGTCTTTTTACCTTTAATACTTGCATCTGGTTGTCCGCCAATTGGCGCACTTAAAATAGTATACTTAACATTATTCTTTTGTAACCAATTTAGTATAAGTTTAAAGCCTGGCAATACTGGTAATTCAGCAAAAAACTTTTCAATAAACGCTGGACCTTGTGATGACATATTTTTAATACTTTGTGTAGGATCATCAATGTCTCTCCAAGTAGCAGTGGGTTTACCTGTTGTTTTTTCATGCCACTTAGCCCATGCATTAAAGAAGTCTGCCTGTACACCATCCATATCCAAGTATAAATGCGGCTTGTCATTTATATCTTCTGTTAGTCCCAAGTTAAATGCTTGGTTAGGTGTAGCACCTTTAACGCCTAGTGGCTTGGGCTTGCCATTGCCGCCAAAGAACTTTTTAGCTTCTTTTTCTGTTTGGCCAGGTTTAACATCTATAGTAGTATTAACTCCTGGTACAATTTTTCCATCTTCTTTAACTGCACTTCGTACCGCTTTGTCAATAGCTGATTTAGTAGCCACATCTTTTACTGCTTTATCAATTGCAGATTTGGTACTAGTAGAAATACCACTGTCAGTATTATCAGTTGAGGGGGTAAGTTTTATTTCGCCGTTACGTATTTTATTAAGAGCGTCATCCATAGCTGCACTTGTTTTTGGTCCAAGATTACCATCAGTATCAATTTCATACCCTAATCCACGTAGCCAGTTCTGTGGCACTGTTGAATCTAAACTATTATCTTTACTTGGTGTACTATAGCCTAAGATGCCATATTTTGGTGATTTAACCCAGCCTGGCCAATCAGCAATATTGTCTTCTAGATCAAAAGATGTATGTGGTACTGTAGTCGTGGCTTTATTTCTTGTAAAGTCCATATCTTCATCTAAAAAGTCATTAATTTTCATTGTCAGTGTCCATACTTGTCATAATACATTTGTTCTAGTTCTTTTGGATTAATGCCAGCAAATGTTCTTGATATATCAAAAGCATAACTGCCAACTGATGATCTGCTGCCTTTACTCGTAACTAGTCTGTGTAATGCATCCAATGCTGCATTAATAAATTTGTCTTGTTGATCTTGTTTTATTTTTGCCATGATTTCACTACGGGATATTCCCTCTCCTAAAACACGACTACTCAATGCTACGCCAGCATCGTTAGCCATTTTCTTAAGTTTCCGTATACCCTGTGCAGTTTTAATCATTGTTTTGATTCCTACAACAGATGTTTTCGCTAGTACAGCTAATATAATCAGATCAGCTAAGATGTCTGGAGTAATATTTTCCTGTACTGTAACTTCGTCTATTCTCATCTTTTTTTCCTTCCAGCACAATGTGCTTTCTGGCTAAACCCTTTAGGGTTATCACAATCAATACTTTTTTTGTATTTCTCGCTCCACTTTTCATACATGTGTTTAACATCACGATCACTATATGGAGCATTTTCTTTATCAATGCCTTCACCAAATTCTCTTCTATAGATTGTTTGGCGTGCAAGGTCATCATATGCGTTAATTAACCCTTCAAGCATTGCATCCATTACACCGTTATTCATTAAATAATTAATCTGGCGGAAGCTACTTGGGTCACCACGTTCTGCTTTGTCTGCAAGTTCTCTTAGTTTACTTGCAATATTTTTTTGTAATCCACCTACACTATACACGCCTAAACCACGAACTTCAACCTGTTTTTCCATTGGGTTTTTAATTTTACGCTCTTCACGAACACCTGAACGTTTAGATTTCTTAGGAGCATAATTTCCCATGGTGTCAGGATCAATGTCTTTAATTTTTGGTAAGTTTACTGCTGAAGCTGGGCTAGGTTCTGGCCTATCAACTTTAGCAGGTGTTAATTCATCATCATCTTTACGCATATCTTTAATTTTTGAATACGCTGCCGTGGCAGCACCGCCTGCTGCACCTGACATACCAGGATTCTTAATTGCTCTACCAGCCATACCTGCTGCTCGCATAAGTGCAAAGAAAAGAGGATTTTCTTCAAGAGTGTCTTCTACAGCAAACTCTTGATTGCTTGTCTTAAAGTCTTTTTTACGCATAACAGTTTTTGCAATCAAGTCAAGCTCATTGTTTTTTGTGTCCCAACGCAGTGCAAAAGGCAAGTTGATGTCAGTTTGTAGATCTTTCATCACTGCCTCTGCATCTGGCCCTAGCTTTGCGATTGGTTTACCCCACTTACGATATTCTTGTTTAAACAAACGTGTTAGCTCGCCCATTGTAATTTGTTTTTTATTTCTCTGGTCGTTAACACGATCCAAGAAGTGTCTGGTAAATTCTACATCAATACCAACTTTAGCAAACAATTTGTCTGCAAAAACTTCCAGTTGATCAATATCGCTTTGTGTAAGTGGGTTACTCATTATTTTTCTTCCATTAGTGCAACTGCCGCTGCATATTCATCCTGTGTTACTACTCCTTCATTGAGTAGTTTTTGTCTATTAGCCATGTGTTCGCCTTGAACATCGTCTTTACTTTGTCCAAAGTATGCAACTGCATGTCCTTCAGTACACATCTTTTCATTAATATTTACACCATCTAGATATACTGTTCCTAGAATACGGCCAAACTTACCTTTTTCATTGTCTAGTTCAGTACGTATAACGATTTTAGATGCATCTTCAATAGCATGCTTTAAAAAGTCTTTACTTGCTAAACCAAATACTTTTTCTACTTTATCACTAGTACGGCTTTCTGGTGTGTCAATACCAGCCATACGTACTCTGGCTTCTAATAATACATCAAAGCCCAAATCCAAGATACAGTCAAATGTATCTCCGTCAATAATTTTTACAATGCTTCTTACTTGGTAAGCAAAGGGTGTTACGTCACTCATTTAATCTTCCTTTATCTCAATTACTAAATTCCCACTTCCTTTAATAAGCCTGTGGTATTTCTCTTTTGGTATATAATATACATGGTGTGGTAGCAATTCTTCAGGAAGCTGATTGTCTATTTGCAGTTCCCAACCTATACCACTTAACACTTTTACAAAACGATCATTATGATCACGATGCCAAACTAGTTCTCTGTCCTCAACTGTTGACTCAAAAACTCTTGTAAATGTGTCTCCCTCCTTATCACTATCGTCATAAGGTTTTACCACCACGTACCTCCTCCACTCAATCCTAAACTTTTAGCATATCGTGGTAATCTACAACTCCAGTAGCCTGGTTTTGTTTTGTCGTTCTTCTTTTCACAGTTATGTCTATCTGCAAAGGCTTTACGTGCTTTTGGATCACGTAATTTGACAGCAAGATTGCCACCACCACCAGCTGCACCAAATGCAACTTTTTTAACTTTGCCTGTTTTTGGATTGCGCACATAAACATAGAACTTTTTACTGCCGCCACGCTTGGGCTTGCTTAGTTCTACTTTTTTGCCTTGATATTCCGCTTCCGCAATTGCATGATTTTCTTCACTAATAATCATGTCTAGTGGAACACGGCCAATACCTTGAAGGTTTGCCCATTCTCCCAATTGTGTGTCACGAAGTATTTCTTCGTCAAACCAGTGTAAGTTGTTTAATTTACCTTCCTGGTATAATTTACGAGCTTCAACAAACATGTTAAAATATTCATCGCTACCCAAGCGGTAAACACTTTCGTGCAGTGGAATGCCACGCTCCAAGTGATAGTTTACGCCCTCGTGTATTTGTTGTGCTTTCATAGAAAAACCCCTTGTTATAGATGTATTTATCTAAAAACAAGGGGTATAGGTTTAAAAGTTCTGTTGATTACTCAACGTCACCTTCGTAGTTGTCTGCATTTGTTAGTGCTGCATCATCACCAGCTTCTTCAACTGCAACAGTTGCACCAGTACCAGTGAAGTTCCATGGTTGCATTACGCCGTTATCCATAGTTACTTTACGTCCTGAAATTTTTGTTACCTGACGTGCAGTACCGTTGTCGTCAACTGTAATTGACATTTCACCTGCGGCAATTGCTGTTGCTGCTTTGTCTACAAGTGTGCATGTTTCTGTATTTGTACCGTCAGTACATACAAAACGCTTGCTGCCTTTTTGCTTTACAATCCAGCCTGGAACACTTGCTGTACCATTGTGGAATTGTACTTTGATTTCATCTCCGCCGGCTGTTGGCTCACCGAAGTATCTTTTGTTTAGTGGTCTACCCATTTGTTTTCTCCTTTGACGTTCTAAGTCTACGGGGTGGTGTCCCCATAAATCCATATTGGACAATAATATTTAGCTTGCTGAGTATGGATTAGTGCCAGTAAAAGGAGTTTTAAGATATAAGTTAGCCGCACCTTGCAATGCACGGAAATTATTATAATCAGTTGCTGCGGTGCCAGTTGTGGGATCGTATAGTCTATTAGACTCACTTACTTCTTGTAGCCAGCGTAAACACTGTTCTTGAGTATAGTGCGGTCTTGCTTCTAACAAACACGCTAGTATACCAGCAACTTGTGGAGATGCCATACTAGTTCCGCTAATTTTTGTAATATCCCAACTATTATTATCAGGGTGTGGTGCAGTGCCATTAGCCAATGCTATTGTACTACCTGTTGCAATACTACTCATAATAGGGCCGCCAGGTGCACTGATATCAACACGTGGTCCTTTTTCACTACTATTAAACAGTGGTTCTTGTCCACTTACGTAAACATAACTAATATTGCCTACACTGATAACACCTGGTTGTGCCATGGGTGTTGAACCACGATGATAATATGTAGTACCATATACACTGCTAGTCCAATAGTTATTGTAGTCTTGTCCTCCAGGAACATCACATTTATGACTACCATTCCCAGCCGCCGCTACCATGATAATACCATCATCCAAACAGTCTTGAATATCAGCATCGACACTGGCAATACGAATCGGATGTGTATAAATGCCTTCGCTCTGTTGTCCTTGAATCATACCATATTGTGACTGCATTAGCGTGTCAGTCCATGGCGTGCCTCTCCAATTACCACCAGTAATATTTTCATAATTAGCAAAATATCCCCAACTCATATTAACAATAGTTGGACGAATAGGAACACTGTCATTTTGTGGATTAGCAGTCTTTTTACTGTTGTGCCACGCTCTAAGCATGTTAAAACTTGCACTGGCACCAAATGTATTGCCTGGGTCATCTAAGATTTTTAAACTGTATATGTTGGCATTACGAGCCCAACCAAAACGTCTACCTACTGCAATACCTGCAACGTGTGTACCGTGACCATCTATATCTCTGTGATACTGTGCTGGCTGAGTATATGTTCCACTAAGTCCACTAATACTTGGCCAATCAACAGTTTGATATCGTACTGTTGTCCCGTCAGCATCACTAATAAATTCTGGGTGATCTGGTTGAATACCACTGTCTTGAATTACTACATCAATGTCTTGACCACTTAGTGTATATGGAAAATTATAAGGAACAGTTCCACTTACGCCGCCATATGGATCAGCACCACTGGTACAACTTAACAGTCCCCAGTTACCTTGGTCAGGTGCCAGTGTGCTTCCTTTTTCATAAGCTCTTGTAGTTTCATCTAAACTTGCATTGACGAGATGATAGCCGTTTTCTATTTTACTACCATAACGTACATCTACAATACGTGGGTCGTTTCGCAATTCAGCTGCCTGCTCACGTGTCATAACAAAGTCAAAGTTACGTTTACTGCCAGGCTTTTCGTCATGTAATTCATATCCAGCATCCATCATCTGGTTTACAAATTCTTCTGTATCTACACCTTTATGTAGAGTAACTACTGCTCTGTTCTGATCTTCAGTACTCATAAATTATCCTTAAACAATATTAATCAAACCGTTCATTGCACTGTGATATTGACATACATAGTACAGTGTATTTGGTGCATCCATTTGTACTGTCCATTCAATAACACCGCTTTCTGTACCACCATTTGTCAAATTGTCAGTATACAGGTTTGAGGCATTGTATGCACCACTCGATGTCTGAATATGGAAAGGATGTCCTGGGGTATTGATATTAAATTTATATGTAAATCCACGATATAGGTATAATGTTGGATTGTCGTCACCATCAGTACCAGCACCAGTATATTGGTAACGTCCTGCGTCAGGTGCTGTTACACTAAATGTTGGAACACCAGTAGCAATGTTTGACACCTGTGTGTCTACATAATTCTTAGTAGCTGCATCCTGTAAATCAACTGGATCTAATACATTTGTAATTTTACTGCTATTTGCATTAATGTCGCCAACAGCAATTAAACTGATATCACTTGCACTTTCCAGTGTAGCAAATCCAAGTCCTGTACTGTCTAAACTTGTTACTGTAAGTGTATTGTTGATTGTAACAGCATCGTTAGTGACAGCACCACGTGCAGTTACGTCACTAAGTGTGTCTGTGCTACTTCCAATATCACTAGTAAGTGCTACTGTACCGCTGGCATCTGGGAATGTAATAGTTCTGTCAGCTGTGGGGTCAGTGACATTAATAGTAGTTTCAAATGCATCGTCTGTAGCACCTTCAAACTGTATACTGTTAAGTCCTGTAATGTCTGCATCTAAACTTAGTGAAATAAAGTTAGTTGCGACTTCAGCATTAATTTGTCCAGTAGTTCCTAGGAATGTAAGTGTCTCAGTTGATGTATCAAATGTATGGGTACCAATGTTACCAGCAATACCAAATGTACCGCCACCACCAGCATCAGTATCGTTAATCCAACTACTGCCGTTATACTTTAGTACTTGTCCAGTTGTTGCTGAACTAATGCTAACATCTCCCAAGTCATTAATACTAGCATTGCTTATATTAGAACCTGTAATTGTTGCTGTTGGTGTTTCCCCATATACTATAATTGTAAATGGTGAAAAGTTACTTGGAGTACGGCCTCCACTATTATCATAAAACTCTGCCGTAAATCCAGTTGTTGATTTATTACTAATACCAACATGGTAATCATCAAATGTTTCACTGTCAGTTACAACTGTATATTGTGTATTTGCTTGCGCATTATCAAAAGTAAAATCTAATGATGAGTTTCCACTATTCCAGTTACTCCAGCTAATACCAGTAGCGGAACCGTTAGACGTAGTTTCTACATTTGCAAATGCAAATGGTGCAATAACTGTGTCAGTACCACCAGCACTTGTCTGGTCCGCAACCCAAGCATAGTCACTTCCGTTCCAGCTTAAAATTTGGTTTGCAGTTGCGCTACTTGTATTAAGATGTGTATCTACGTCACTGTCAGTATAACTTGTGCCGCTAGTAACTGTTGTGAAACTAAAATTACCTGAACCGTCTGTTGTTAATACTTGACCGTTAGTACCATCACTGATACTTAGATCTGTTAATGCACTGGGGATTGTTGGTTTATTTGTAAGACTATTGTAGTCACCATCAAATGCATTACTAGTTAATTGATATCCACTTAAATCTGGGGGAGTGTATGTAAAGTGTCCACTGGTACTGTTGTATGCTAAATTTGCAGTACCTGCTGCGGCAACAGTAACACTCAAGTCTGTAAGCTCAATACCGCCACCGCCAGCGCCGCCATCAGCTGCTGGTACCCAGTTAGTACCATCGTATTTTAGTATTTGTCCTGTAGTAGCAGGTGTTGATAAATCAACATCATTTAAATCACCAATATTAACTGGTACACTGCTATCATCAGCAAGTTTAATCCAACTACCAGCATGTGCATAGTATGCAGCGCCTTCATTATGAACGTGTGCAAACATGCCGTGATAACTACTTGCTGCTGGCAAGTCAACTAAATCTTGGTATAAAAATGTAATACGGTTGCTACCAGTTACATCCATTTTACCAGTTGCACTGTTTACCAGTGTAAGTGGGGTGTCGCCACCCAGTGCATTGTATAACTCTAAAAAGTTATCATTATTTTTATCTAATGCATCTCTTAACGGATCACCAGTGCCATCATTTGCCACTGCACCAATATTTACTAACTGTCTAGACATAGAAAAATCCCCTGTATGTCATTATTTATGCTAGATTAAGGATTGTCAACTATGGTAATAACTGCCCGGCCAATGTTAGTTGCAAGATATGATTCTTTATAAAATAAAATTTGTATTGTTTCAGGACCTTCAGTATTAGAGTCAGTTGCTATACCGCCCCCTATTACATATTCATCATTACTATTTCTACCAATAGTTCCTGAATTTTGTAATCCAAAAAAGTCTGAATTTAAAACAGCATTACCTGATAAAGTATAATAAATTTGACTGGGGAGATTGTAAACATAACTAGGTGTTAAAGTAACTGTAAAACTTGAGCCTTCATAAAAAGGATTTTCATATAACTCAGGATTAGGATCAACTGGTTGAGTTCCAGTTACAGCAACATTATATTCAACTGGAGGTCTGTCGTAAATTTTAACCTGTATTTCACCTTTAAGGTTTGCACTCGTAGTCACTGGACTATCATATAATCTCAAGTAAAAGAATTCAGGTGCTTCAGTCTGTGCATCGTTGAATATATACATTGATGCTCCTGCATATCCTATAGTTCCTACAGTAAATTCTTGCTGGCCTAATGGCTGGTAGTCAGATCCTTCATAAGCAGACCCAGAAGTTTGTGTAATCCAAACTGGTGTGCCAGGAGGTGCAAGGGTAATATCTTCTGGAGTAGCTTTTATAACTACTGCTGTTTGTTCATAAACAGAGCCTGGGCCGCCTTCATCAAAAGCGTTTTCAGGCTCAATTTCAAAAGTCCAATTAATACTCGGTCTATCTTCTAATACATGTACTGTCCTGTAAAGCTGAGTTACATTGCCGTCGCCATCTCTTTCTTCAAATATTATTTCAAATGTCTTAGGACTTTCAGAAACATAGTCAGCCACAAACCCAAAATTTATTTCAATTTCTTCACCAGCTGATACGCTGTATGGTATTCCGCTTTGGTAATTTGCAAAGGCGTAGAAGTCAGAGTTGTTTATGTTTCCGTCCATCCTAACATAAAATGTATATGTGTCATTGGTAGGTATATACCCGTTTCCTCGCACTGCATAACTTAATGATTCACCTTCATAAATTACGTCTCCGTCTCTAGATGGATTGTTTAAATCTGGTGTTATTATGATTCCTGGTGTTCTATTTGATGTGTCTTCTATTGTTATTAATGCAGTATCACCTGAATCAATCCTAAACAATAAACGTTCAGTACCTTCAGTGAGTTCATCATTTGTTACTGTTATAGTTAGTGTAGATTCCCAGATATTATCAGAATTTAATGAAAACGTCATATTACCAGTTAGTGGAACATCTACATCGTCTTGTGTTATTCCATCACCTAAAATTTCATATGAAACAGTACGTTTTGATTCTGGTAAATCTTGCCTTGCCTGTACTGTTATTGTTGTTGTTGGGCTTTCAACTTCGTCCACAGTGAAACTAGAAACTACAAAACCGTATCCGTATTCTTCTTTTGTGTCATTTAGTTTTGTGGTGTATTTTTCACTAAATGGATTAATTAAAAACTTTTTAGCCATTCCTTGGAATGATGAATCGTCGAAATAGTTTGGATCAGATGTATTATCCCTATCTTCTGTTTCAACCTGATATTTATTTACACTAGCAAACTCTAATAACCATTTTTTACACTGTGCACTAGTAGCTGTAGGATTTATTTGCAAGTATAGTGCTAATATACCAGTAACTTGCGGTGCTGCCATACTTGTGCCAGTAATACATAAATTATTGTACGCATTATTACCAAAATAACTAGCCGAAAAAGTTCTGTTTGGGTCAAGTGCAAGCATATCAGCATTGTTTGTTGCCGCCCAAATCCTAGTCCCTGGTGCTGCAATATCATTTGCTGGGCCACGTACAGAACTTCTTGTCAATACTTCTCCGAGACTAGCGCCAAAAACATTTATGCCAGTATTTGAGTAATTAGCAACAGAAATACCATCAGCTGACCATGGTGAACCAGGTCTATTATAATAAATTGGATCACCAGCTGGTATATCAATCCAGTCGCCACTAGAAGTGTAATGATTGTCATAATCAATACCTCCAGGCAGGTCATGTTTATAACCTGAATTTCCACCTGCATTGACAAATACAACACCAGCATCTATCATATCTTGACATGCTTCGTTAACTGCTATATTTGATGCTTCATGTCTAACAGAAGGACCAAATCCAAGAGATCTATAATTTGATCCATTTAGAGAAGTTGTACCTGTACTTGTTCCTCTGAATACAACGTCAGTTAAAGAATTGCTGTCTATATAACCTGGAACATACCAACCGTACCCCCAACTTGCGTTAACGATAGTTGGTCGTTTATATCCAGTATTAGGATCAATAGGTTTTTGTTCATGCCACAATCTAATTAAATTAAAGCAGTCGATTGTACCAATCCCGCCTGCTGAATCAAAACGTATACTATATATACGTGCATTTTTAGCATAACCGTGTCTTTTTCCTGCTGCAATACTTGCAACATGTGTTCCGTGATACCCTACGTCACCATAATGAGATGATGACATTGCACCACTACTACCAGTTTCTGCATACCAATCGATTTCCATAAGTCTAGTATTACCGTCAGCATCTTCCCATTCAGGGTGTCCGGTCATAACACCATTATCTTGAATTACAACGTCTACACCTGTGCCATCAAGTGCATAAGGATATTTGACACCAGTGCTAATATCATACACTCTCAACGGATCAAATATGTCAGTTTCGCCTTCTATATAGGCTAGTGGGTCTTTTCTAGAAGTACTAAACAGCCCCCAGTTTGTAAAATATCCATCTAATACACTTGTGCCATTCCTCCAAAATATATCACGCTGTTCAGCAAATATATCATATGTGTTAAATGTAAAGACTTCGACTGCCTTAACATCTTTATGACTTCTTAATAATGATGCTTCTTCTTGAGTTAGGAAAAATTCTGTTGATTTTAAACTTAATTCCATTGGGTTAGATATTGACACTGCTCTAGTAGGTATTAAGTTATCAGTGTCTGTGGTGTTATCAGTTCTAATAGTGTTTAAAAAATCTTCTACAACATCGACATTAGCTAGTGTTACTATGTATCTATTCATTATGTTTCCTATCTTAATGCAAGTCTACCCAAACACCATTTGCATATCCCTGGAATTTGTTTGTATCAGTATTATAAACTGTGTCTCCATTTAGTGCAGTTAAAGCATCACGTTGTGCAGTTGTAAAGTTAGCAACTCTAAAAGGAGTAGTATTTCCTACCGCAACACGATTTGTTGCATTTAAGTTAATATCAGTGGTACTATTAATATCTGTTAAACCAGTACCAGTAATATATAAACTATCAACTGTTAATGTATTAAACGTAACATCATCTGTAGTATCAAGTGATTGGTTATATGATGTCCCGCCACTGCCTGTTTGATCAGTTACCCATGCATAATCACTACCATCCCAACTTAGAAGTTGATTTGTTCCTGCTGTACTTGTATTAAGGTGTGTATCAACATCACTGTTAGTATAGCTAGTACCACTTGTTACAGTTGTAAATGAAAAGTTACCAGCACCGTCAGTTGTTAAAACTTGTCCGTTTGTACCATCACTAATACCTAGATCAGTTAATGCACTGGGGCCTGTATCATTGGCAGGTTCCCAAGCACTGTTTGCACTGCTCCATTTTAACACCTGTCCATTTGTCGGGGCTGTTGTTGTAGTATCTACATCAACTAAATCACCAATATTAATATTACTTAGATCACTTTTATTTGCTAACTCAACCCAATTACCTGCATGAGCAAAATAGGCAGCACCTTGTGTGTGTACATGCGCAAACATGCCGTGGTAACTGCTAGCTGCTGGTAAATCTAGTGTATCATTGAATAAAAATGTAATCTTGTTTGATCCAGTAAGATCAAGTTCACCGTTATTGATAATAGTAGTTAATGTGTCACCACCTAACGCAGTATAAACTTCAATAAAGTTATCATTTAATTTATCTAATGCTGAACGTATTGGTTCACCAGTGCCGTCATTTGCTACTGTGCCAATATTTACGAATTGTCTTGACATAAAATAATCCCCTGTATTACACTTATTTATGCTATACAGGGAGGTTTTATGCTGCTTTTAGTATACCAGTAAATGGATCTTTTTGCATATAATACTGTTGATAAAGTTGTGTACTGGCTAAGTTCTTCATTTTAGCCTCTACCATAATATCAAATTTATCCCAAAAACTCAAGGCCCACTCATTGCTTGCAGTATTCCAGCAATAGTCTGAATGTGCTCTTAGTTTTTGTTTTTTGTATGAGGATTCAAGTAGTGTGTCCATGTCTGGTCGTACACTTGATGAAGCATCCTTGATATAGTCCTCACGGCTAAGGCTGTAATGCATAGTAGGACGCACACCACGCCAACTATCGATAATAATACTAATGCGCTCGTCGTCATGTCGAATATATTCTCCTGTCTTGACCCAGTGATGATGTATGTCCATCACCAAGGGTACATCTTTACTTAGCTCTAGGCTTGCTTCGAGTCCCCAGGAGTTTTCGTCGTTTTCGATAGTGATAGTGTTTCGTGCTTCTGTAGACAATCTTGGAAGGATGTCTTGGATACCGGCTGGACCTTTTTTACCTGAGATGTGGACGTTACACTTGAAGTCTTGCCAGTTCTGACCGTAGCCCATCCACCTGATGATATCCGCATGATATTCAAACTCCTCTAATGAACGTTCGACCACATCCGGATTATCGGAAGCAAGAACGGTAAACTGACCAGGGTGCATAGACAAGCGTACATCAAGCTCACGTGCAATATCGCCAACTTTCGAGTACGCTCGCTCGAGCCGTGTTCGGAGATCTGCTTGCCTATAGAAATAAGCCCAATCACCATGAGTATAAGCAGGCAACAAATTACTGCCAATACGTACCATGCGTAATGATTCTGG